TGGCTTCGGCGGCTTCGGTGGCCTCGGCGGCGGCCGTCCTGCCCCGCAACTGCAGCAGATTGCATTGGCTGACCCCATGCAGCAAATGAACGCCTGGCTCGCCCTCGGCAACAACTTCCGCGGGTCCGTTAGAGACGCCAGCTCCCGCAGTGGTGCCGTCACTGGCGCCATCATGAACTCCGGCCGCTGATACCGGCGCCCCTAGAATGCTTTGAGAGAAGCTGACTCGACGTGACCGCAGCGCAGGTGCAGCCCGCAGGGCAAGGGCAGGGGCAGGCCACAGGGCTGGCTGGCAACCTCCTGAGCTTCTTCGATAATTTCATCAGGCCGGGCTCGGCGCAGAAGCCGGTACCTGACAAGGCAAAGGAGAGCTGGGAGCGAATCAAGGCGTTTTCCCGAAACTCCGACGGCTCAATCGACTACGGCAGACTCAGCCAGGTCATGGGGCAGCAGGGAGCGCTCGATGATTTCTACGCCGATAGGAGCGCGAATCGGGCACTTAGTTCGGGGAAGGAAGCGATCCCGCTCTATGGGCAGGTGCAGGGGATAAACACCCAGAACACGCTCACGCTTGAGAAAGGTCGCACCGAGAACAGGGTCTTCGAGGACGAGAGCGCCATCAACAACCGGCTCAAGTTCCTCCAAAGCGCGAAGGACGGAGAGCTCGACCAGGCCCAGCTGCTCAGGGGCATGGGCGACAAGTTCGCGGACTCCAACGAAAGGATCGCGATGGCTCAGCTGGGCCTTAACGAGAAAGCCCTGGAGATGAGCCGCCCCAACGGCCTTGAGCGCCTGCTCGGTGTCATCATCCCCTCGGCGGGGGCCGTTGCGGGAATCGCTTCCCTCTTCCGAGGTTGATCCATGGCTTCCTACGCCGCCGGCTCCGGTATTTCGCAATTCAGCTCGGACGGCCGGGGCTTTGGTCAGGGTGCCTATGACCGCGCCCGTGCTGCCGGCTACTCCGACGACCGCATTCGCTCGGAGCTTTCGCGCTCCGGACTGACCGCCGGTAGCCAGGTGGCGGGGCGCCTTGGCATCTCCGGCGGTGGTGGCGGTGGTGGTTCCATGGCGTCCCAGGGGTATGGCACCCTGGCCGGCAACCTGTTCGCCGGCGGCACCCAGGGCCTGGTCGATCTGACCAACAAGTTCTCGGGGAACCAGACCCTGGCGAACATGACGGTCGGCAAGCTCGCCGATACGTTCAGCACCCAGGCCAACATGGGCCTGAACCTGCAGTACCAGTCCCAGATGATCGGCACCCTGTCCGATTATCAGTTCGGCCTGGAGAAACTTCGGGCCGGTAATGCCATGGGCCTGATCGCTGCTGAAGGCGCCATCAACCGGGATATCGCCAAGATCGGCGCCGATGCCACCGTGAAGGTCGGCGAACTGCAGCTCGACGGCCTGAAGTACAGCGCCGACAAGAGTCTGCAGGGGGCGATGTACACCTCCGATAGAAGTTTGGAAGGCAGCAAGTACGCCGCCGACAAGAACTGGCAGGGTGTCAAGTACACCGCCGATGAATCCACCAATCGCGTGCGGGTCCAGGGCGACGAGGACCGCAAGACCCTGGCCGCCAACACCGACCAGACCCTGAGGCAGCGCGCCGATGCCCGCGGCGCCGTGCGCTCCCTCGGCAGCCGCTTCTACTCCTGAGCACCTTGACGCCCCTTCGCCGCCACTGCCTGCCCGGTGAACACGTCGCCGTCGAGAACTTCCTGGCCACACTCCAGGACGGTGATCGCGAGAGCTTTTTGAACTTCGCCGAGCTCTGTGGCTCCAATTACGAGATATGGGTCTACGCCACCGTGCTCGGTTTTACGGGGCGCTTCGTTGAGCTAGAGAACTGGACCAACGCCATGTTCCCCAAGGTCAACCGCCGCGACGTGCTGCTGCGAGAGGTAAGCGCCCTGGAGGCCGACATCGCCGAGATTCGCAGCCTGGTCCAGATGGGTAAAATCGCCGCCGACACGGCTGCTACCCGGGTCTCGCACCTGACAAAGGAACTGCGCGGCCACATCTCCGAGATCGAGAAGATGAGCCGCTCCATCGACCGCCGCGGCCTGGTGCTGGCGGGGGCTGATCGAGTCATGCGGGAGCTCAAGACCATCTTCCGCGGCAACGAGGAGATCATGGATGCCCTGGCGCCGGCCTTCGTGTCGGTGTGGTCGGCCATCACCGAAGAGGTTTAATCTCTGCTATTCGCGAATAGCAAACGCACGCGATAGGGCGAAACATGTAAGATGAGGCAGACATCCCAGGCTTCATGGCGCCTCTGTCGGTAGCAGCCGGTCGTCGCCGCAGTGCCCAGCTCGCCGCCCGCGCCGTCAAGAAAGCACCGGAAGTGGTGGTCGAGCCCACGCCGGAAGAGCTGCGGGCGCGCAATGACTTCGCGTACTTCTGCAAGTGCATGGGGCTGCCACCGGCGCGGCACATGCGCGAGTGGCACCAGGCGTTCCTGACAGACAACAGCAACGATTATCTAGAAGATATCGCTGGGCCCAACACATTACTGCTCGCACCAAGAGGTAGTGCCAAAAGTACTTGCCTTGGCCTATTAGCAGCATGGCTAATCGGTAGGCATGCTCTTAATAAGAAGCTCCTGCGCATTCTCTACGTCTCCTACAACGTGGACGTGGCGCGCAACAAGAGCCGTGCCATCAAGCAAACCATCAACTCGGCCGAGTACCAGGCGATCTTTCCCATGGTGCGCCTCGGTAAGGACCGCACGAGCGACGAGTTGTGGAGCATTGATTTTGATTTCGCCGGCGTCAAGACCCTCGGTGAAGACGCCTTCACCATTGCCTGCGCTGGCCTCAAAGGCACCATCACCTCCAAGCGCTCTTCGTTGGTGATCGTCGACGACGCCATCAAGAGCGCAGCCAGCATCGCCAACCCCGAGATCCGCCGGGAGATGGAGGCCAACTGGAACAACGTGATCGTGCCCACCATGTTCCAGGGCGCCCGCGCGATCTGCCTGGGCACCCGCTTCCACTTCGATGACCTGTATGCCAGCACCTTCACCGAGAAGCGCGGTTGGAAGGTGATCACCCAGGCGGCCCTGGTCTACGACGAGGACGGCCGGCCGCACTCCTACTGGCCGAGCATGTGGGCGACCCGCTACCTGCTCAAGCTCCAGGCCGATGACCCCACCTCGTTTGCGTATCAGTACCTGAACCGGGCGGTGCGCGGCGACGGCGACCTGGGCCTCTCGCCGGCCCTGTTCATCAGGGGCGAGGTCCCCGACACTTACGACTGCATCGGCGTGGGCATTGACCTCTCGGCGGGCATGGGCGAGCGCAATGACTGGACGGTGTTCACCCTGGCAGGACGGGTGGGTGATAAGTGCTACGTGATCGACTACCGGCGCATGAAGTCCATGGGCAACATCGAGAAGATCGAAGCCCTTTGCGAGATGCTGGTGGACTGGAACCTGCTGATGGTCAACGACGAGGGGCAGTTCTTTCCCACCAACTCCCAGGTCATGGTCTGGCCCGAGGCGGTCGCTTACCAGAACAGCTTCGAGGGGGACTTCAAGCGGGTGGCCATCCAGCAGATGGGCCTCCATAACCTGCGCATCTCGCCGGTCAAAGGCTTCCGCGGCGACAAGCTGGCCCGACTGCGGGGGATCATCGGCCTCTTCCAGGGCCACAAGGTCATCTTCAACAAGTACCGGGACTTCGCTGCCATGATCGACGAGATCGTCAATTTTGGCCACTGCCCCCACGACGACTGCGCTGACTCGCTCAACATCGTGCTGCAGGGGCTGATGCGCCGCGGCAGCGCCCAGGTCGAGTGGTACTGATCGCCACTGCCTGCTGTGGCGTACGGTCCGTCTAAACTGGTGCGATGAGCCAGACCGCTTCGACCTTCAAGAAGATCCTGGAAGCGGCCCGCTCCAGGAAGGGCGACAGCGGCACCGACACCACCGTGGTGATCGGCCATCTGGCCCAGATGCGCATGTTCATGCTCCGCCAGGGACTGGAGTTCTTTCCGCGGCAGGACACGTTCGGTTTCAGGAAGAGCTTCCTCGCTGACCTGATCGAAACCAACGAGATCGATACCCGGCTCGAAGGCATCATTGATGACTTCATCATTGATGGCAAGGGCCTCTTCTACTTCAGGCCGGTCGGCGACAGCTACCGGATCCTGTGGTTTAGCCGCGACAACTACCGCGCCTACTACGACCCCAACGGCGAGCTGGAAGAAGTCGATCTCATCTACGAGTTTGAGGTCCGCGGCGGCATCCAGGGCATCCCGTCGGGTCCCACCGGCGGCAGCAAGCGCTACGTGCGGCTGCGGGTTCGGCGCGATGTGATCCTGGAGACCATCTCGGACCAGAAGCCCAGCTTCGAGGTGACGCCCCTGGCCACCAATGTCCTGGAGGGCCGCACCCGTACGGTCATCAATACCCTGGGCTTCATCCCGGCGGTCGAGGCCTTCAACAACATGCGCTCCACGGGCGTGGAGGCCACCGGAGATTTCGACTGGCTGGCGGAGCACATCGTTGCCCACGACGGCATGGTGCGCAACATCCGCGACAACATCACCTTCTACGGCAACCCGACCCTGGTCTCCAGCCGGCCTAAGCAGGACCTGGTGGAGGCCGCCGGTGATGACGCCCCCGTGCGGCCCACGATCGCCTCGCAGGCCGGATTCGCGGGCATGGATCGCCCCTCCAGCCGCGTCAGTGTGCCGACGGGGTTTGGGCGCGGCCGGGACGGTGCGCTGCGGGTGCCACGGGTGATCGCCAACCTGGAGGCGACCGACCGCGTGGCCTACATTACCCCAGATGCGGTATCCGGGGATCAGAACCTGTATGCCCGCCAGTACCGCGAAGAAATCCGCTCGGCCCTGGGTGGTGTGGACGAACTGGGTATTTCATCTGGGGCCACCGCCTACGAGATCAAGAGTCTGTTCGGCCGCGCTGCCACCACCGCCGGTCGCAAGTGCCGCGGCCTGCTCACCTATGGCCTCTGCAAGCTGTTCGCCCTGATCGTCTTCCACGAGGAGCGCATCTTCCGCCAGAGCTTCGCATCCGCCGTGGGCATCCAGGAGCCGCCGCCGCCGCTGCAGGAGCAGTTCCCCAGTCAGGATGAATTTCTCCAGGCGGTGCAACTCTTTGAGCAGGCCCGCGACCAGTACGACCAGGCCGTGGAGGCCGCCATCCGCGATGCCGTTCAGAAGCAGGAACTGCCGCCGGGTGTCGTGGGGCTGGTACCCGACGGTGATCGCCGCGTCGAGTGGCGCTGGAAGGGCCCCGTTTTCGAGGACTCCACAGAGGATATACTGAACTCAAGCATTGTTGTTCGCAACCTGCAGGAGCTCGGCGTGAACAGCGTCGAGGCCCTGCGGTACCTCTTCCCGGACAAGACGGACGAGGAGCGGAGTTCCATGTTGAACGGCTATCCGTTCCGCATGGCCCAGGCGACACAGCAAAGCATCGGAACTTTCCTCTCGCTGATTTCCAACATGCGAGAGATCCCCCATCCGCAGGCACCAGACTTGCCCCTGCTTGCGGACCCGCGGCTCGACCTGACGCCGTACATCTACCGGGCCATCGATTTTCTTAAGAAGGAACTGACCTATGCAGGACAGTACGTCGACACCAGCATCGGCGGCGATCCAGCCGTCCTCGATGCCATCGAACTCGGCCGTCGCGACGCCGGCTTACCCATCAGCCCAACCCCAGGCCGCCCCAGCTTCGTACCCGACCCAGGTGGCGCCTTCGGCCTACCAGGCGCCGGCAGTGGAGGCCAACCCATGGCAGGCGGCGTTCCAGCAACTCAGCGCCAGCCTGAACGCGACGCCCAGCTACCAAGCCCCGGCAGCCTTCTGGCCAACGACCCAACCGGCGGCGCCAGCGCCGGCGCCTCAGGTTTCGGCTCCGGTCAGCTACCCGGGCAGCTACCAGGCGGCGCCCTCAACTACGGCGATCCCGACCTGGTCCTCCCCACAAACTTCGGCCTATTCGGGTCCGCTGCCCCAGGCGGTGGCCCCACAGACGGCCGCGCCCCAAGCCGCAAGCCAGGAAAGCGCGCCCGCAAGTGACGCCTATCTCCAGGCCCTCAGCGATGAGAGCCTGGAGGTGCTGCAGCACTTCGGCACCGAGGCCCCGGCCCTGCTGAACCGCTACGCCTGCGTGGTGGAAGACGCCCTGCTCAACCAGGCGCGCCAGAGCCACGACATCAGCCAGCAGGCGCGCGAGCTGATGACCGCCCTGGACGAGGCCAAACTCGTCATTGGGGCAGCAGCCGAGGACAACGCCGCTTATCACACCCTGCTCACGGATCCGAATCTGCTGAGCGATTACGTGATTGATTTCTTCGGCGAACAGGGTCCCTACCCCGTCGAGACGCCCCGTAGCCAGCTGGCTGCTGAGGTGGCCGCCGCCGAGGCCCAGTACGCACCCCGCCCCCAGGCTCCGGTGTTCCAGCGTCCCCAGCTGGACATGCCCGCCCCTGCTGCCCAGTCCGGCCGTGGGAGTGATTTCTGGGACGTGTTCGAGCAGGTGAGCGCCAGCAACCCGGGTGCGCTGTACCAGCTGCTCAGCCAGGCCAGCCCTGACGATCTGCGCTCCCGGGTGCTGATCGCCGAAAACCCCGGTACCTGAGCCGATGGAGAGCCAGGGAGATAGCGCCATGAACGCCAGCTCCTACGCGATCGGCGCCCCCGCCAATCCGGCCCAGACCCCTGAGCCGGTGCAGCAGGTGCAGCAGCAGAACGCGGTCAATGCCCAGCGGCAGCAGCAGGCCGATCTCATGGTCGGCCGCATCAAGGATGGCCTCAAGGTCGCGGCGATTGCTGCGAACCCCGAGCAGGCCCTCCCCAACACCCGGGCCCTGGGTGAAATGCTGGCAGAGATGCCGGACCCCCGCAACATGCTCTCCACCCTGCGGCGTTATATCGACGCCTGAGGGAGCAGACATTCCGGTTAGCATGGCGTGCAGTGGATAGCTACGCGCCATGCGGGTCGCCGGTAGCACCAAGATCCTCCCCGGACTCGCCTCAGGGTTCGGGGAGGATTCCACGCGTCTGGATCAATTCCTGGACCTGCATGCCTTGCTGCGCAGTAAGGGCTACAGCGACCAGGCGGCCCAGGTGGCGGCCCTGTCCATGCTCTCGGGCGAGCAGCAGGCGGCACGCATGACGCCCAGGTTCGCCGGCACCCAGGGACTCCTGCTGCCCCAGGATGACTGATGCCGTAACGCCGGGCCTCCACCCGCAGACCCTGGCCACGGCGGTCGCCTTCATTGAGCGCGAGGAGGACGTCCGCACCGAGGCCTACCTGGATGCGGTGGGGGTGCCGACGATCTGTGCCGGCCTGACCCGCTACCCCAATGGCAGTGGCGTGCAGATGGGCGACGTCTGCAAGCCAGCCATCTGTCGCGCCTACCTGGAGCAGATGCTGCGGGACGACTACCTGCCGAACCTGGGCAAGATTCCAGGCTGGAGTAAGTTCGGCCCCAAGCGCCAGGCAGCGCTGATGAGCTTCGCCTGGAACCTGACATTCGACGGGGCTTTCTACGGCGCCAGGGACTTCGAGACCATTACAAAAGTCCTCAAGGAGGGCGTCGCCAGCGCCGAGCGGTACAACGCCATGCCGGCTGCCCTGGCCCTCTATGTGAAGGCCGGCAACGAAACACTGCCGGGACTGGTGGCCCGGCGCAAACGAGAAGGTGAACTCTGGATGGAAGAAAGCGGACGGGTGCAGGATGGCGTGCTGATCTTTCGGGCGCTGCATCCCACCTACTTGAAGAAGGCGCCGATTGACGCCACCTACCTCTCCATTCGTGGAGCCAAGGCGATCCCGGTGGGCGACGCGATCCGGGTGGCCAGGCTGGAGGAAATCCCCCGGGACGCACATGCCTGGGTTGACCTGGCCGATGGCGCCGGCAGGTGGTGCATCTTCCAGCCCCACTGGACGGGCGAACCGGGTCAGCCACAGCAGCAGCAGGTGGACTGGAGTGATTTCAAGGCCTCGGCGGGCGAGTACATCACCGTGGGCGAGGTGCTGCAGTACGACGCCCGCCGCCAGCCCAGGCGCGGCAGCCCCGAGGAGGCGAACATCCTGGCGATCTGCTACGAGTTCGATCGGATCCGCGCCGCCTGGGGCCAACCCCTTGGGGTGACCAGCGGCTACAGGCCGGAGCCGATCAACAGCCAGGTCGGCGGTGTCAGAAACTCGCAGCACGTCCTGGGCAAGGCGCTGGATATTTATCCCCTGGATGGCCGGCTGGATGACTTCTATCGCTGGATCTCCAAGCGCTGGAGCGGCGGCCTGGGTGATGGCAGGAAGAAAGGGTTCGTCCACCTGGACACGAGGGGTGGCGGGAAGTTCCATTCCAACGGCGATGGCAGACCTGCTGCCATCTGGGACTACTAAATACGGCAGCTAGACTGAACCGACGGCAAACATCAGCGCGGTCCCATGCCTGCCATTGACAGAATCAACCGCCGGGGTCTCGACGGGCGGCGTGTGCTGCTGGGACCCTCGCGCCTGAGTAAGCCCCGCCCCAATGGCACCACCACCAGCGTGGGCGGTTTTGCGCGGATCAGGGGCGTTCGCGATGAGTACGAGATCACCACAACCGGCACCGGCGTGAGCGCGCTGGCCCTCACGTTTGTGGTCAGGCCCTATGTCGAAAACGGTTTCCGCGCTACCACCAGCAAGCTCGGCAACATCGCCGTCGTGCGCCAGGTGGGCGGCATCGCCAGCCCGAGTGCAGCCATGAGCCTGGTGGCGCTCAAGCCCCATGCCGGCAGCGAGCGGACCACGACCCTCGGTCCCTTCACCGTCAACAGCACCGATCGGCTCTGGCTGGTGGTGCAGGAGAAGGGCTACTCCGAGACGAAGTACCAGCTGGAATTGCTGGCGGACTTCATCACCATCGGCACCCAGCCCGCCAACGCCAGCGTCACGGCACCGGCGGCGACCAGCTTTACGGTGGCGGCCACCACCAACGACGGGGGCTCCCTGAGCTACCAGTGGCAGATCAGCACGGACCTGGGCGTGACCTGGGGCAACGTGAGCAACGGCGGCGTGTACACCAACGCCACTACCGCCACGCTGAACATCTCCAACAGCACGGGTCTCAACACCCGCCGGTACCGGTGCCTGGTGAGCAGCAGCCTGGCGGCTCCCCAGGCGACGTCCAACTCCGCGACCCTGACGGTGGCCTGATTATTTGCCCTGGCCGCGGGTCTTCTTGCGGCCGTGGTTGGCTTTACTGCGTTGCCCCTGACCCTGGCGTGTGAGCTTGGGTTGGGGGTCTTTTTTCGGGACGCCGGTGAGGCTCTTGCGGGAGGCGGGTTTGGCGGGTGCCATCACACGCCTCGGACGATCAGGGCGCCGATGTTGAACTGGACGGTGTCATTGGTGACCACGTCCACGGCGGTGGTGAGGGCGCCAGAGCCCAGGAAGTTGCCGGCAGTGTTGGCAGACCACAGCCCGAAGTGGGTGATGCGCTGGGTCGCGACGTTGGCGGCGTTGGCGGTGATCTGAATCACGCCGGTGTTGGACATCTGAATGCCGCCGCCGCCAGCACCCGGAGTCGTGAAGGCTGTGGCAGTCACCGCCACGCGACCCGCCACACCGCGCACCGTGGCGGTGGCGTCACCGGTCAGGCCATCCAGGCCGGGATCGGCCGTGTGGATGGTGACATACAGGGTGGCGCCGGCGGCCGGGAAGCTCGTGCCCTTCAGCCAGTTCAGCAGGGCCGTGGAGAGGTAACTCGAAAAGGCCATGGGCCGGCGAACTGAACCGAATAGAACCATTGTGGCAGAAACGCACGCCAGGGCGTACGCGCTGCCCAGCTCTAATCAATAGCCGTAGCCGTTGATGTCGGTCACCTGTAGATCGCCCTGCAGCTCCAGCCGCATCTGGTCTTCGCCGGCGATGTAGAAGAACGTGCTGAAGCGGCTGCTCATCTGGAGCTGGTACAGCGCCACGCCGCCTGTGATCGTCAGGTACGAGCCGCCATCGACGAGCGTTCCACTGGCCAGGCCGTCGCACAGCTTGAGGATGTCGCTGGAGGGAATGCTGGAGTCGAATTCCAGCTCCAGGCTCACCACGCCATCCGGGCGAACCATGCCGAGGCGGCCCTCGTTGGCCAGGTCCAGTACGGCCACGCCATCCAACGACGTGTAGCCGATGACCGCCAGCTGCAGCTCAAAGTCCTGCTTCGCCCACTGGCTGCTGGTGATCGTGAAGTAGTAGGTGCCCGGCTGAAACGAGAAATCCTCCACGCCGGGATCGTTATAGATGCGCCGCGGCGGTATCCCGAAGCCCTGTTCATCCAGGGGGATGGGCTTGCGCTCGGCGTCCAGCAGGCCTACCGAAACCCAGCGCTCGGCCTGGGCACCCAGGTCCACCGTGCGAATCCCCAGGCGGGCGGTCGTGGGCAGCTTTACCTTGAAGTAGAGGGTGTTGCTACCGGCCGCCGAGCCGATACTGCCGCGGATCGAGGCCAGCAGGTTCTCAGGGCTGCCCAGGTCGCGCGATTTGCTGACCGAGTTGTACTGGACGTACTGAAACCGCAGCGCCGAAGGATAGGTGGGATCGACGGGTGCGTAGGCGCGTCGCCTGGATTCCCAGAGGTCCGACTGTCCTGCTGTGGTGCCCAGATTCTCCAAGGCTGATACCCAGCGGGCGCGTCAGGACATCGTAGCTAGGATGCCGCAAGCGTCTAACTGTTTGCGACAACCGTGGATAACGCGACCACCCAGGAAGCCTCGGAATCCAAGCAGGCCAATCGAGAAGCCAAGGACCAACGTCGAGCTGAACGCCGCGGCGAACGCGAGAACGGGGCCCATCGGGAGCGCGCCGATCGTGTCGTCAAGGCCCACAAGGAACGGGCCCGTAAGCACATCAATCCCGCCAGCGCCAACCAGGTCGTCGACAAGATGAAGAAGGTCGTCGCCGAGAAGCGCCAGGCTGCTGCCGCTGGCTGAAGTCCGGGTGCCGCCGCACGGTAGCGATCCGCACGGCAGTTCAGTTACCAGTCCGGGGAAACTGCAAAAACCCGAACTCCCGGTGAGACGCCCCTGCCGCAGTTCTTCTACGGGGCAGGATCCAGGCTAAGTGATTTCTTGGCCAGCATCTTGCGCACGGCGACCGCCCGCGACCTGGATCCCCTACCACCGCGCCTGCGCAGCTCCCGGTCCCTAGGCCGCAGCAGCCGCTCCCGCAGCCGGGGGTGGGTCAGTGGGTAGAGGTCGGTGAGCAGCGCGGGGTAGCCATCCTCCTCGTCGTCGTCGAGGCAGACGCCATTGAAGACGGGACCCCCCTCCCGGTACGTCGTCCCCCAGGCGAACTGGTCAATGTCGCGCAGGTGCTGGACCAGGTTCTCCCAGCTGCGCTGACCCCAGACCGCATTGCGAAAGACGGCGTTACTGCCCTCGAACGCACCACAGTCCAGCCAGAAATCGCGCAATCCCCGCAGCCCCGCGATCTCCAGGACCTGGCGGGACACCTGGTACATGTCCTGGGGGTAGAGCAGGTTGTAGAGCGGCAGCAGGGCCTTGCTGCGCACCCGTAGCCTTACGGTGCCGTAGAGACTCTTGCCGGTCTGCGGCAGCATGTCCATGCGCACCTCCAGGGGTTCAGGCGCGTGGCGGCGCAGGGCCCGGAGCTGCTGGTCAAGATAAAAGAAGTCGGTCTCCCTGCGCCGGATCTCCAGGCAGGGCCAGCCCATCCGGCCCAGACGGATCTTGCCCGCCCCGAGGCAGCTCCCGAGTACGACGGAGGCGAAGTTCTCGGCGGTCAAGGGTCTTCTCCTGAAACAGGTGGGCGCGGGTGGCGGGGGCGTAGGAGCGCAGGGCGGCGCGGATCAGACTGGAGTTCTCCTGGTCGAAGTCCAGTCTTGGCCGCACCATGGACAGGTTGAGCTCGGAGCTGGCGCCGGTGAGCATCGCTAGCCAGCGCTGCACGATCAAGGCCTCGGGTTCCGTGAAGCCGACCCGGGCCAAGGTGACGGTGCCATTGCGTTTTGGCCTGGCGCCCTCAGCCCAGAGCCAGGCGGCGGCGCGGGCCCCGAGTATATCCAGCACCATCTGGGTGATGCAGCGCTCGCCCCGGGGGTAGAGCATGTTGTAGATCGGGCGCAGCTTGTTGGTGGAGACCCGGAATCTCAGTACCTCGCTGCTCAGACCACTCGGCCTGGGGCGGGTTCTATAGGGCGTAATGCCGGCGCTTGTGGGGCAGAAACGCTTGAATTCCTCGGCCTTTTCAGCCAGAAATGCCGACTCATTGGCGCCGGCGGTGAGGGTCAGCTGCACGTAACCGCCCGTGGGAGAACGGTAGACAGCGAAGTAGCCGTCGGCCAGTAGCAGCCCAAGCAAGCCGCGAACGTCGACGGCCTCCATCTGTATTTCGCCCTGCGCGCTACCCCTATAGTAAGACACAGCAGACGCCCCGTGCGCCTGCTCACCAGTACCTACGGAGCATTAGGTCCCATGTGGATCGATAATGAGTTTCCGAAGCTGCTTGGTGCCGAGCTTTATCGCCCGCATCCGTCCTACGTCGTTGAAATGGCAACCGAACCGGTTGTTGTTCACGACTTCGCAAAAATGCCGGGCCAGACAGTACAGCTTGACCGTTATCGCTTCTGGGGCGCACCTGGAAACAAGGACAGTCGTGAGCGTACTGCAGACCAAACCCTCGGTACTGCATCTTCCCGGAGTATCGTCAAGGACAAGGTTCTTGTAACCCTAAAAGAGTACACGGGCCCCGCAGATCCTACGGACTCCACTGCACCTTCTACCTTCAAAGTTCCTCGGGAGACTCTCCTTACCGCGCAGCGCCTGCTGCTCGATACCGGGAGCCTGAATATCTTCCACCAGAGCATCGGTTCGCTGACGCTGCTGGACGACTCGGCCGAAAGGCTGGTGGTCGCCTGATCGGAAACGACCAGGGCAATACGGGGTGAATTGCTGGAAGCCCTTCCCGTCCATGCCAGCGGACGGAAAAGGCCCAGAGGCTACAACGCAGCTCGCAAGAGCAATCGTGAACGCCAAAAACTCTGGAGCCGCATGGGTAATCAGCAGCCAAGCCGCCACGGCAACGAGGCGGAAGGTTCAACGACTAGGAGCCGAGCCCTAAGCGGGCAGTAACCGCTCCCACGAGTGCCCCGCGCCTGAACCGGCAGCAGCCGGAAGGCGAAGAGATAGTCTGACCTCGTCCGATGACAAAGGACGAGCGCCGGGATAAAGAGCCCGGCGGGGTCTCAGATGAGACCTAAGCTGTGACCGGCGCTGGCGTGATCGCGTCTTTTCCGACGAACTGTTCAAGTCCGAAGCCAACGGTGCTGCGGACACCACCAAGGGCGGCTACTACTACCCCCTGAAGAAAACCAAGGCCGGCTCTGCGCCGTTCCTGACCTACGCCGCTGGCGAGTCCGCCAAGTTCGATGTCAAGACCGACCTCCTGGAGGTCGTGAAGGACATGCGGAAGCGGAACGTGCCGACGTTCGCCGACGGCTACTACCGCTGCATCTGCGATCCCACCGCAATGATGCACCTGCGCCAGAACGATGCGTTCCGTGAGATCGCTCGTTACGCTGGCCAGGGCGTGGTCAACCCCATGCAACCCGAGCTGGCTCCCAACGCCAACTTCTTCCGGGGCATGGGCCCTGCCTACGGGCAAGCTGGTTTCGTGGCGGGTCAGCCCGTCATGCCTGAAGTTCAACGGGCCATCGCGGCGTGAGTCGCGTTGAAAACGGGGTGAATTGCTGGAACCCCTCCATTACTGGGGAATCAGCAGCCAAGCCGGACCGACAGTCCGGAAGGTTCAACGACTAGGTCCCGAGAGGAAACTCAGTAACGGACCCACGAGTGCCCCGCTACTCGCATGAGTAGGTGAGATAGTCTGACCTCACGGGATGGCAAACCGTGAGAACCGAGGGATAAAGAGCCCTCGGGATAACACAAGTGACCGGCTTCCAGTTTGAGGGGGTAAACCAAAGTGCCCCGGTGCCCGCGTAAGCGAGCACCTAGTACAGGGTGAATTGCTGGAAGGCCACTCGAAACTGTCGGTGCTACAACGGAGCCGGTAACGGCAAACGTGAACGCTCAAAAAACCGCCAGCAGGCTAATCAGCAGCCAAGCCTCCCAGGGATGGGAGGAAGGTTCAACGACTAGAAGCCGAGGCCAGACCGGCCGGTAATGCTTCCACGAGTGCCCTGGCTCCTGCCTTGTCTTTCCACCAGCTTGAGCTCCTCTCAAGCCAGTACCTGGAAAACCGAAGAAACTTGCGCTCCATGCGCATCGCCCCTCCCTGATCGGAGTAGATCCACTCAAGGACGGGTTGATCGCCCCTGACGCCCTGCAGAACAAACACCTCGCCTCCGGTGTAGGTGGAGACCTGTCGATACTTGCGAAGCATCCGCCCGGTCTCTGACGCGATCAACTGCTGAGCCTGGTCGACCCAAGCCTCCGAACCACTGGAGAACTTGAAGTTGAACTTGCCAACAGTCCCATCGCCATCAAGGCAGCCCCTCAGGTAAGCGGCCGGGTAGACCAGCGAGCATGGCGGCAACTCCAGTCGCTTCGTCTTTCGGTGGACGATCCCCTCGCGAGAGAGGTCTTCCGCCATCTGACGCGAGGTGAAGCGAACGACCCTCGAAGTCCTCGTCTTCCTCTCGCCGAGAAAGCCTGGGTGGGTGACGGTCCGCGTCCTCAGGAACATGTCGGCTCCCACGGCTGCCGCAAAAGCATCCACCAGGTCGCCGTCGCTCTCGGTCTGGGAAAGCGAGATCCTCGAATTCTCAGACACGCAGCCATCGGTTGCCAAAACGCCGACCCAGTAGGCCTTCTCGGGCCGATCGATCTGCCGGAAGTAGGAGGTATCCAGGGACTCGGACGACTCCCTGGAATGCGTGCCACGCCGCCTCGTCTCACCAGTGCCGCGAACTTTCATGTTCCCGGTGGCCTGGGTAAAGGACGGGATGCCGTGCTTTTTCCGGTGATAGCTGATCGACGCTGCATGGACGCCCAGTTCCTGGCCGATCTCGGTGTCAGAGCTGACCGCTGCCCGCTGCCTCAGCCAGTCGGGGTCGAGCGAAGCAAGTTTCAAGGTTTCCCTCCAAGACGAGCAGGAACAAGAGATAGTCTGAACTGCCGGGTCGAGTCCCGCAACCGGCAGAGCCAGAGGATAAAGAGCCTCTGGGGTAACACGTGACGCTGGTTCGAATCGACCAACCTGGCCGACAAGTCCCTGCAGGTGACCATCTCCGAAGGGAGTATCACCAACGCCGTGACCACCGCTGCTCCCATGCTGTTCTTTGGCCCCCAGGCCATCGGCATCGGCACGGGCGGTCAGAACGCTCAGATCCTGCTGAACAACAACGACGATTTCAGTCGTTTCATCATCATGATCTGGAGCCTGTACGCCGGCTTCGAGATCCTTAACCGGGATTTCGTGACGGTTGCCTACTCCTTCGTTTACTGATAGGAGGTAACCGCAAATGGCTAAAAAGATCTACCCCGGTAACTACGTCAACAACCTGGCGAGTTACGCAAACCCCAACGCCAGCGGTGTCGCCACCGGCGTTGTGGCCATGCCCGGCCGCATCTACTACCACATTGTTGGTTATGGCCTGATCCCCTTCGGTTCCGGCAGTGCCGTGACCTCCGTCGGGATCACCATCCCCAGCCCGGATCGCCGCCTGGACGACAAGCCCCGCCCCGACCAGACCTCGCTGGTCGTGCCCTCCGGTGCCAAGGTGTATCACCTTGGTATCCGGGTGCCCGACATGCGCAAGGATCGTGGCGTGGGTACCGCGTTCTCCGGCATCGTTGGCACCAACACCGACCGCCTCAAGGTGGCCGATGCCCTGGCCAACGATGACGCGATGACCACGTCCACCCTGTCGACCCCGTCGGCCAGCGTGGTTGTGGCCAGCACCACCATCGCCCCCGTGAGCGCCATCAAGGCCGCCGTGACCCCCGTGGTCCTGGCCGGCGCCGAGACCCTCTCGGTGTATGTGACCAACAGCTCCGGCACCTCCGCCGGTACTGCCCTGTACTCCAGCAACCCTGGCGGCACCCCGATCATCGTCGAGGTGGCCTACTACCTGGAGGACACTGAGGTGCCCGACCTCAATGACGTGCTTGTTCCCTCCGTGAACGAGAGCGCCTGAGGCCTGATCGCGTAATGGGCGCGAGTTCGCCCTAAACTGAAGGCGTCTGGATCACCAGGCGCCTTTTTTGTTGACCATGTGATCCATGGCCCTATTCCAGAACCTGAAAAACGGCCAAGTCGTCGAGTACATCTCCCACCACGACAACGAGTGGGCGATGGTCAAGAACGCTGGCGGCAGCATTTCCTATGTGCGGCTGGAGGACCTCGTGTCCTATGAAGCCGGCGTCGGCCGCACCGGCGAGACCCCGGCTCCCGTCACGCCTGCCGGGCAGCTGCCGGACGACGTGATCCCCGAGGCGGTGATCCCGGTGGAAACCCGGGTGAACATCAACACGGTGAGCGCCGAGGAGCTGGCCAAGCGCGTGAAGGGGATCGGCTACGCCACCGCGAAGAAGCTGATCGAACT